GCCGACGACGCGGCAGAGCACTCCGCGTGAGACCAACGAGCTGCCCCTACCGGTGCGGGCGATAGCACCTCAACAACCAGGCAGACCAAGCGCTGCGAAGGAGAACACATGCAACCCACCCGAGCCGGATGACCCGGCCACACAGCAACAGCACGCGAAAGCCGCGCGATAGACGGCATGGGAATCAAGTTGGCCGATGGCTGCGGGAGCGCCCACCCCGTGATAGCCAGGAGACGCCGCCCTACTGCACACAGCCTCAGAGCGTCATAGCTTGGGCCTGACCCTTCCCACCGTGGAGCCGGATTGAGTAACCGGCAGCCCTTCGCGAGAGGGGCAAAACCACAAGCGCTTCATCCGAGGCGCTTTTGGTTTTCAAGGAGCCGAGATGTTCAATCAAGTCGAGCGCCCGTTCAGTGGGCCGTGCTGGCTGCACGAAACGAAGCCGCACTGGATAGTTCACTACCCAGCAGCGCGGGCGACCGCAGCGCACTACCAGGCATACCGCGCAGTGGAGCGCGTGCCAGAGGGCCGCAAGCCCTGGACAGTGGACAACCGGCGCATCGGATCGCCAGATGGTTTCGCCACTCTTGAGCAGGCGATGCAGGCTGCGGCCTGATCTGCACCCTCTCCCTCCCCTCCTGCCATGCGCAGGGGTTTGCCCACTTAGGTGGGCTTTTTTATTTGGAGTCTGTAATGACAAAAATCACCGGTAATGCAGTCGTGTTGGTTAGTAAATACACGCGCTTCGATCCTGCCAACCCCGAGAAGACTGCTGCCCACGAATTCACCCTCGTGGGCAAAGATAACCTGACCAAGGAAGGCGCACTGCGCGCTAACTGGGCAAAGGATGGATACATCCTGGTAGGCATGGCCCGCATTGAGATCGAGCTGCTGCCGCAGAAGGAAATCACCACGAAGGCTGTGGCCACGCTACGCCAGCAGAAGGAGCAGGTTATCGCCACAGCACAGGCAGAAGCCACCCGCATCGAAGGCCAGATACAAAGCCTGCTGGCGATTGAGCACGTCGCAGAAGCCTAACCCACAGCCCTCCCAGCGAGGGCTTTTCTTTTCTGGAGCGCAGCATGAACAACGTCCACGACACCTTCCAGCGCATCTTTGCAACCAACCCGGCAGTGCCTCAAAAGATGACGCGCAGCGAGATCAATGACGATGACATTTACGTGGTCGATCTCAACGCGCGCCGCATCGTCCGCGAGTTCGGGTCGGCCAGCGCAACAGCGAGTGATGCGCGCATCTACGGCGTTTCTGTGAAGCAGGGCCAGACTTGGTACACCGGGCAGCAACTTAAGGGCTTGGGCCTTGTCGATCTGGAGGCAGCATGAACAAGGCTGACGGAGGAACGGCGTTCCCACTCACCGGCACTCATGAGCAAGTTCTTGAAGCAGGAATGACGTTGCGCGATTGGTATGCGGGGATGGCAGTGCAAGGGCTGCTATCGGATGCAAGCGTTCAGGGCACGCCCGAAGAATTTGCACAGCGCGCCTTCTTTGTTGCAGACGCAATGGTGAAAGAAAGGATGAAATCATGACCAACTCCAATTGGACAGGCCGCTGTCCACGCACCCTAGACCAAGCTCTAGGCTGTACGGGACACGCAATAGAGATACACCGCACACCGCCCCTTCGGCGGTTTTTTTACGCCTGCGTTCGGCACGGCTGGGCCATTGTCATCGTGTGTCTGGCAGTGCTGGTGCTGTCTGGATGCGATGAGATGGATTCACAAGAGCGTGATGCAGCAAGCCTGCGGGACGCCATTAACACAGCGAGGAATAGCCATGAGTGAAATGAAGCCAACGCCGGGTGTTATTCGTTTGTTTGGCGGTCATTTGGCATTGGTCGATGCAGAAGATTTGCCAGAGCTTGAAAAATATCGCTGGCATATCGCAAATGGGTACGCAAAGCGCTGCCTCAAAAGAGAGGACGGCAAATCAAAGTCAATGCCAATGCATCGGCAAATCATGAAGCCGCCTTTAGGAATGTTTGTAGACCACATAGACGGCAACCGGCTGAACAACACAAAAGCAAATCTGCGCATTTGCACTCCGCAGCAAAACGCAAAGAACCGCAAGCAAAGTGCTGCACGGAATGGCAAATACAAAGGAGTTAGACAGCGCGGCGGAAGGTTTGAAGCGGCTATCCAACGTGATGGGCGCAATGTGCATCTTGGCTCATTCGTCACCGCAGAAGACGCAGCGTATGCGTACGACTGTGCTGCAAAAGAATTGCACGGAGAGTTTGCTTGCTTGAACGGCGTAATTGGTAAGCCTTCACAAAAGCAACTTGCCAAAGAAGCTCGCATCGTTTTGGATGAGACAGGGCTCTCTCCGCGTCAATTGGTGGAGATGAATGCAGAGCTGGTGCAAGCCCTGATGGCCTGCGCAAATGTCTGCGCCGGGGAAACCACGACGAAATCTGGCCTTGTCAGCGCACTGGGAAAGGCCCGCGCCGCACTCACCAAGGCCAGCGCTTCTTCTATTAGCAAGGGGGTGGAGTGATGAGCGAACAGCAACCAACACCGTGGTTTGTAAATGGCGAGAAACCTGCGCGCCGTGGTGTTTACAACGTCTCTTGCTCTCGTGTACTGCAGAGCGGCAAATGGTGGTCCTATTGGAATGGGCGACGTTTCTTGTGCTTTAGCAGCAGCAAAGACTACGCAGAGGACAGTGGAAGGCGTGAATGGAAGGATTTTCGCTTTGCTGGCGCAGGCGATGCGGTGCTTATCAGGGGCTCTTGGCGCGGTCTCGCATCTGATCCAAAGGCAAAGCCATGACCTCCACCAAACACCCCGACACCGAAGATTTCGATCTATCCCCCGAGGCCAGTCTGATCTTTTGGATTCTGGTGGCCTTCCTAGCTTTTGCACTCGCCGGATTTTGTGCTGGCGTGCTGTATGCCGTTTATTGAGGTGCCACATGCATCCAATCCTTCAAGAGTCTTGCGATGAGGCAATGGCCTGCGCACAGATCGAACTAGACCAATCCAACCAAGCATTCCAAGGAAACAACCATGTCCATTGCAACTCTCATCCTGGGCCAGTCCGGCACGGGCAAGACAACCAGCCTGCGCAACCTCGACCCGGCGCACACGCTGCTGATTCAGGCGGTCAAGAAGCCGCTCCCCTTCCGCTCTGACGGCTGGGGTTGGTTCCACAAAGAGAACAAGCCACACGGCAATGTGTTCGTATCGGATAACGCCGACCAGATCATCAAAATGATGAAGGGGACGCGCCGGGATGTAATCGTGCTGGACGACTTCCAGTACATCTTGGCAAACGAGTTCATGCGCCGGGTGCTGGACAAGGAAACCGGCAACGCCGCGTTTGCCAAATACAACGAGATCGCGCACAACGCATGGTCAATCCTGATGGCGGCGAGCCAGCTGCCAGACCACAAGCGCGTCTACATCCTGGGGCACACCCAAGAGGATGAGAACGGACGGGTGAAGGCCAAGACCATCGGCAAGCTCTTGGACGAAAAGATCACGCTGGAGGGGCTTCTGACAATCGTGCTGCGCACCACCGTGATCAATGGGCAATACCTTTTCACCACCAAAAACAGCGGCCTCGACACCGTGAAAAGCCCCATGGGCTTGTTCGAGGCAGACCAGATCGACAACGACCTAGCCGCTGTCGATGCGGCCATCTTCTCCTACTACGGCCTTCAAGAAACCGTCTAACCCAAGGACATACCATGTACAAATTCAATGCAGCAACAGCGGCAGAAGCCGACAACATCAGCGCCTATCTCGATGAGACGGGCAAGTACAAAGGCAAGTTCACTCGAGCTGAAAAGCTGATCAGTAGCAACAAGGGCACACACGGCATCGGGTTCACTTTTGAGGATGAATCCAAGCGCACGGCCCGATTCGATTTGTGGACCATGGACAACATGGGCAAGCAGCTGATGGGCTTCAAGTCACTGCAAGCCATCCTGGCCGTGCTGCGCTTCCCTGCTGACCGCGACCTCAAGATCGTGCAGGCCCAGGTGGACCGCTACGACTACGAGACGCGCCAGACTAACAAGGTGCAGGCGGAAACCTTCCCCGACCTGATCAACCGCCCCATTGGGCTGGTAATGCGCAACACCGAGTACGAGAAGATGCGCGACGGACAAAAGACAGGAGAAACAGGCTGGCGTCTGGAGATGGTGGTTCCGTTCCAAGCGGACACCGAGCTGACAGCAAGCGAAATCGTTGGCAACAAGACGCAGCCACAAAAACTGGCCGGAATCATGGCGACATTGGCAGATCGCCCGCTCAAGAATCGCCCGTCTAATGAGCAGCGCCATGACCACGGAGGACCGCCAGCAGGCCACCCGGCAGCAAGTGGCTTTGACGACTTCGGAGACGCCCCTTACTAACCATGCCAGTCAAGGATGACGCCGCATACGCCCGGTCGCCAAAAGGCGTAGCAGCCAGAGCGCGGGCGCATGCAAAGTACCTTGCCAAGCGCGAAGCTCAGAAACCACAACCAAAGGCCAGCACTGCACAAGTCGCTGGCCTTCTTACTTCATGGGGTAGAGATGACCAACGTAACGTTGTTTGATGCGGCTCAGGCCGTGCGAGAGTCTGTCAACCAGATGGACCCTGAAACCGGCGAACTGCTCGAAAGCTACACCGCAAGCCGCGAACTGTTCCAGAGCAAGGCTGTTGCCTGTGTGGCCTATGCCAAAGAAGAGGCCGCAACGCTCGCCAGCGCCAAGGCAATGATCAAGGACATGCTGGCTAAGGTGGAGGCCCGCGAAAAGCACCTGGAGCGGTTTGAAGCCTATTTGGCCGACTGCATGAAGGCCACTGGGATCACCGAAGTGAAACACGAACTTGGCCTGTTCAGCGCGAAGCTGTACCTGGAGCGCGATGAATCGGTGGAGCTGGAACCTGATGCAGAGTTTCCCGCATCGCTGTGCAACGACCCGAAGCCGCCAACGCCCAGCAAAACCAAGATCAAGGCGGCGATCAAAGCCGGGGAAGCAGTGGCAGGCGCGCGGATCGTGCGCAAGGACAGGCTGACCATCACCTGAACCACCCAGCATCCACCACCCCACAGAGCCCGCCACCCAGCGGGCTCGCTTGTTTCTGGAGACTGAATTGATCGCAGCACTCTATGTTGAAAAAGACGGCGCGTACTTCGGCCTGCCGGATGTTGATCCGTGGGATGAAGCCCGCGACGCACGCAAGTATTCCGGCCCCTGGTCGGTTGTTGCGCACCCTCCCTGCCAGCGCTGGGGCCGGTTCTGGCACGGAAGCACGCGCAAACCGCACCAATTCAAGCTGGGCGATGACGGAGGATGTTTTGAGGCCGCGTTGAAGTCGCTGCGCAGATTCGGCGGCGTCCTTGAGCATCCAGCCGACTCGCACGCATGGGCCGCCTTTGGATTGAATAAGCCGCCCCGGCGTGGTGGCTGGATATACGCCGGGCAAGGATTCTGGACCTGCTGCGTCTACCAAGGCCACTACGGGCACCTTTCCGGAAAGCCAACATGGCTTCTAGCGTGCGGGATGCAGCGATTGGAACTTCCTGAGCTTCGATGGGGGAAGACCGAGCAGCGCATTCACCCGCGCGCCCTGGAGCTGCATGGCTACGAGAAGGCCAGGCGCATCGGAATGATGGCCATGGTTGGTGGCAAGGACAAAACCCGCATTCGCAACACCACTCCCCCCGAATTCCGGGAGGTTCTGCTGTCCATTGCGCGATCAGTAGAGCCCTCAATCGCTACTCAATTCATAGCATCCGGCGCAATAAAAACATGCGCCGCGACCTGATTCCACCCCAAGGAGGCCGTATGGCTGAGAACACGAATACTGAGCGCGAGGCGTTTGAACAATGGGCCGCCAAAAACATAGGCCGTATTTGGAGAAGCTCAGCTCCAGGCAGCACAGATGACTACGAGGACGCCTCAACCAATATTGGTTGGAGAGCATTCCAAGCTGGCCGCGCATCCCTGTCACTGCCTGCTGCGGGACAAGAGCCGGTGGCGTGGATGGATGATCGAGGCTTGGTTGTTAGTGCAGAGTGGCTAGCTTCCGAAGAAGCAACGTCAGACTACCGCGCGGCTTACAACATCCCCCTCTACGCCGCCCCACAGCCTGCAGCACCGGTGGCGGGACAAGAGCCGGTGGCGACTGATGAGGACGGCGAACGGTATCGCTATCTCATAGAAGCGCTGGACGAAAAGCCGCACGGGAAGCCAACCCTTGGCGCGTCTTGGGACGACGACATCGGATTTTGGACGGCTGGCTCCTTTTTTGGCCTCAAAGACAAAGCCAGCATTGACGCAGCTATCGATGCAATTCGCAAGCAAAGAGGTGAAACATGAGCAGTGACCAACCAATAGACATGGTTCTTCACTGCCCAAAGTGCGGGCTGCAGCACATCGATGCGCCAGACGGTTTGCGTGTGTGGGGCGGTAAAGATGAAAACGGCATGAACCATGTCAGTGAAGAAGGGCCGGGCGCTTGGGATAACCCGCCCCACCGTTCGCACATGTGCCACGGCTGCGGCCACATCTGGCGCCCCGCTGACGTGCCAACCAACGGCGTGCAGGCGGTCAAGACCAAGGGCAAGGCGGATAGCCAGATTGCCTCCCCTGCGCCAGCCCAGCCGGGGCAGGAGGGGGAGCGCGAAGTGGACCTGAGCGACGATCTCGCGGAACTGTCCATGCTCAACCAACTCATCGACCTTGGGAGCAAGGCCGCTGGCTTCCACGCCACATCGAACAGCGATGATGGGGCCAAAGGCACAGCTGCATACGTGCAGTGGCAGGAGACACGCGCGCAGATGGGAGAGATGATCCGCGCGCACTACGCCGACCGCGCAGCCCGTGCCGCACCACAGCCAGCAACGGCAGATGCGGTGGCGCAGGCGATTGAAGCCCTGCGGCCCATATCGCACAACTCAACCGACGATCCGCGCGGACAGGCGGACAAGGCGATTGCGCTGCTATTGACCGCCCAGCGGGAGGTCAAGCCATGAGCCAGTGGATGCGCGTGCCAGTGGTCGAGCCTCTCAGTGCCGTAAACGTCTGGGAGCACACGCCGCTGGACTACTACCGCTACGGCGAGTACCCGCGATTCGTCCGCCCAATTGGTGCGCACCAGCCAAAAACCGAGTGGCAACGCGCCGATCAACCGCGCGCCACCCACCAAGGAGATCACAAATGACCACCTACACAGCAACCACCACTGAATTTGCGCCGCGCATAGAAGTCGTGACCGCGCAAATAGATGTTCGCATGGCTACCGGCGAGAACTTCACAGGCCCCATGGCATGCGGCTACATACCGGATGACCACGAGCCGGATGTCTGGATCGAACAGGAGGGGCGCCGCGTGCAGTTCCCATCGTCTGTTGTCGCCGAAGTGGTGAAGCAGCTCAAGCGCGCCGCAAAGGTAGCAGGGGACCACAAATGACGACACCGACTGATGCGGAACTGCTGCCGTGCCCGTTTTGCGGCTCGAAAGAGGTCAACGTCGCTGACGACCTGATTACGTTTTACGGTGAGTGCGGCTCCTGCGGGGCCACTGCTGCGTACAGCAGTTACAGAGCTGGAGCAGTGCAAGCCTGGAACCGCCGAGCACCGCAGGCCGTGGCAAGCGGGGAGTTGGTGGCGTGCACCTATGGTGACAACGGGTACGCCTGCTGCGAAGGGGGCCCATGCCAAGCGGATCTGCACAACGAAAAGGTAACCGCCCCACCCCCGCAAGCCGTGCGGGAGCCTCAGTGCTGGTGTCTGACATGCCGTCCGATTCGCCTTGACGACCCGTACAGCATCCGCATGGCACTGTGCCCAACCTGTGGCAACAAGCGCTGTCCAAAGGCCAACGACCACCGCAACGCCTGTTCGAACAGCAACGAGCCGGGGCAACCTGGCAGTGCCTATCCAGGCGGCATCACCAAAGGAGGCCAGCATGGCGCTGAGTGAAGAACGGATCGAGGCGCTGGAAGCGCTGGCGAAGAGGCACGGCGCACTGAGCTACCGGAACCGCGCAGACACGCAAAACCCGGCGTTCGGATTCAGTGTGGCGGGCCTTGCTGCGCTATTGGCCGAAACACGGCGGGATGCGCTGGAAGAAGCGGCGAAGGTGTGCGATGAAGACGATGCGAAAGCCTATGACTTCACTGGCGGCACAGTCGTGGGTGGTTACTTCGCCAGGAAAATCCGCGCCCTCAAGGAGACTATCCAATGAGCAACTACACAGAACTGTTTGAACGCCTGCGCGGATCACATCGACAGACTTACAACGAAGCAGCCGACGCCATAAAGGCATTGCAGCGAGAGAACGCGGAGTTGCGCAAGGCTAAAGAGGCAGCAGAGCTATCGCTTGCAGTGTCGTGCAATCACGTAGCGCTTGAGCAGTTGCGCAAGGATGCGGAGCGTTTCCAGTCGCTGGTATCGGCCATGAAAACGGTGACGAGCAATGAGCGCAAAGCTATCAATCGTCACTTTCACATGATCAACCAATCAGATTTCGATCTGATGCAAAGCCTTGCCCAGTTTCGGACGGAGCGAGGTGATGGGAAAGTTGTGTCATGGACCAATATGGAAGATGGCACATGGCTTGTGTTTGTTGATCAAATCAACACAAGGGAAGAATATGGCAAGTCGTAGAGCCCGAGAGCGCCAAGACGCCTACACCGCAAAACATCACCCTGAGCGCTGGGAGTGCCAGCACTGGAGCGAAGAGCGCGACCAGGATGATGACGAAATACCGGACCGGGAAGAGCCCGAGCCGATCCACACAAACCACTAGCCGCCGATGAGCGGCTTTTTTATTGGGGAAATGAGATGGAATTTCAGGAATTTCCAAAAATGGTACGGCTATCGCGCGAATGTGTCATCACCGAAAAAATCGACGGAACAAATGCGCAGATCCTGATTGCGGAAGATGGCCGAATTACGGTCGGCTCTCGGACGCGATGGATCACGCCAGAAGACGACAACTTTGGCTTTGCTGGCTGGGTGGCCGAGCACGCAGACGAATTGCGTGCACTTGGCCCGGGGCGCCATTTTGGCGAGTGGTGGGGCGCTGGTATCCAGCGAAAGTACAACCAGACTGAAAAACGTTTCAGCCTGTTCAACACCTTGCGATGGTGCGCGCATGATGCGGAGCCTGCGCTGATACCGTCTGCAGACCCTCGTGCTGAACCCAAGTACCAGACCCGCGCGCCTGCTTGTGTTGGCGTGGTGCCTGTTTTGTACCGTGGCCTGTTCGACACGAATGCAGTTGATGCTGCTATTACTCTGCTACGCGAGGACGGCAGCGCAGCCGCGCCAGGCTTTATGAAGCCCGAGGGGATCGTGGTGTTCCATGTCGCCGGGAATGTTGGCTTCAAAAAGACGCTGGAAAAAGACGAAGTTCCCAAAGCATTGCAGTAACACCCCGCCCCTCCCAAGGGGCGTTTTTCATAGGGGAGAGAGATGAACGACCTGATGACTTTGGCGGACATCAGCGCCGCAATGGAATTGAAGTATGCGTACACCAGGGATCGGCTGGTCAAGCGGCCAGACTTCCCGCGTCCCGTGGTATCTTTGTCACAGAAATGCAGGCGATGGAGTCGTGACGATTTCAACACTTGGCTGGGCAAGCACGCGAAGAAACTTGCCCGGTGAGTACGCACAAAATTACGCACACGCCCCCGCAAGGCGCATGCAGCCTCAATCTACGATTCCGGCCCCGGGCACCATCGGCTAATTTCGCGGTTTCTTACGATTCTCGCTAATTGCCGGTTTTACAAGGTAGATCAAGCACTTATGGCGATTTCCGGCCCTTGCTGGAAGTCGCCATTTTTGTTTTTCCTTGCCGGTTATTGCTACAGTCTCCCCACAAAATTACGCACGGTGGGGAATACGCATGGCATCGATCAAGCCGCACGGAGACCAATGGAGAGCGCAGATCGCACGCAAGGGAGTGCGCAAATCGGCGGTATGGCCGACCAAGCGCGAGGCGGTGGCTTGGGCCAACAGGGTCGAGGCTGAAATTGATGCTGGATTGCAACGCGGCCACACGCTGGCAGAGGCGTGCACCAAGTACATAGAAACCGCATCCAAGGCCAAGCGCGACGCAGTGGCATGGGAGACGCTGCGGCTAAAAGCCTTTCAGGCGCACTTTGGCGATGTTGCTCTGGCGTCGATCACCAGCGAAATGATTGGGGAGTGGCGGGACAAGCGATTGGAGACGGTCACTGGGTCCACCGTGCTGCGCGAGGTGAATCTGTACCGCAACATGTTCACGCTGGCAGTGGATGAATGGAGATGGCTGGACGAATCGCCATTCAAGGGCGTGCGGCTACCGAAGGAAAACCCTCCCCGGGAACCTGTGTGGCCCTGGCAATTGATCAAGCGGGTGTTGCGCGCACGGCGGGTGGACAAGACTGCAGAGATGCAAGCCGCTTTCAGGATCGCTTTGCACACCGGGCTGCGGCTGAAAGAGATTCTGGGGTGTTCTTTCGACCCTCAACGAAACGTGATCATCATCCCGCCGTCCAAGACCGAGAACCGCCCTACCATCGTCCCCACGGTCGCCCGGGCGCGTAGAGTGCTGATGAACATGCCGAAGTTCACAGTAGGCCCGAACGAGGGCAGCACACTGTTCAGCACGCTGCACCACGAATTGTTGATTGAAGGATTGACCTTCCACGACACCCGGGCGACGGCATTGACGCTGCTTGCCCGGAAAATGGATGTGCTGACTCTTGCCCGCATCTCGCGACACAAGGACTTGAACATCCTGATGAAGCGCTACTACAGGGAAACCCCGGAACAGATTTCAGCGCGGCTGTGACGGCCACGCCTGCTGCAGCATTAGTGCGTCACCAGCGTGTCGGTCAGCCGCTTCTGCCACTGCTCGATATTCACCGACGCACGCTCCGAGTAGCTCTGCTGCGGTATCGGCTCGCGCAATGAGGGCACTTGTGGAAGCGCTGGGGAGACTTGCACGGAATTCGTAGAGGGTGCCGCGCAGGCCGTCAGCAGTACGGCGGGCAGTAGCAGCATCAGCGCGCAGCTTGGTTTCGCGTTTCGTGGCTTCATTTTGGGCGTCCTGCAATTTCTGGTTGAAAGCGATCTCTTTGGCCCTGGTGTCGGCTTGGGCCTTGGCGGAGTCGGCGGCTTGCTGGGCTTTGATGCCGTTGATTTCGTTGCCCAGCCTCCAGCCCTGCACCTGCCAAGCTCCAGTAGCCGCAACGGCACCCGCTACTAAAGCTGTAGCGACATAGGTGTACAGGCCAGGAATCATGATTTCCCCTCGCAAACTGCCCGCTCTGCTGCGCGGCGACGAACCAGGCCGGGGAGTTCTTTCCCGCCAGCCAGGGTCCAGCGGGACAGTTCGGCGCAGGCTCCGGCCATGTCGCCAGCGTTTGCCTTGCGCACCAGGGTCGAGCCGCAGAATGCACCGTTACCCACGTTGAAGGCGAATGACAGGAACGCGGCCTTTTGACCATCGGTCAGCGGGCGCTTGATGCAGTCCAGCGCGGCGGCATGCTTCAACAAGTCTTCGTCCAGCATGGCTTGGCACTCGGCGGCCGTAAACCGCTTGCCCGGCGTCATGGCCTGGTCGTCGTGCCCGTAGCAAGCCGCAAGACGGCCTATCGGGTCGCGGTGGACCCAGGGCACGTAGCCCTCGAAGTGAACAACAAGAGGTATCGCCAGCGCGACAGCGCCCGCCCCTATCTTTGCGGTGAGTTTTGCTTTAGCATTCATAAAATACTTATTGGATCTAGATATATGAACCAACCGAAAAACCCTCGCCGCATCGACATGACGGGAGCTACTGCTGGACTCTGGTCTGTCCTTCACCAGACAGGGAACGCAAAGGGCGGCGGAGCGCTTTGGCTTTGTCGGTGCCAGTGCGGGACTGAGCGCGCGGTACTGGGGTCTGACCTCCGGAACGGCAAGAGCGTGTCTTGTGGTTGCGCGGGATCAAGAGCCACAATTGGCGAGCGCAGGACAAAACACGGGCTCTCAGGGAAGCGCCTCTACAACACATGGAAAGGCATGCGAGCCCGCTGCAGCCATCCAAGATGGGTGAACTACCACGGCAAAGGCATCACCGTATGCGCCGAGTGGGAGTCTTTCGAGGCATTCCGCGACTGGGCTATGACAAACGGCTACTCCGATACGTTGACCATTGAGCGAAAGGACAATTCGCTTGGCTACACGCCGGAGAATTGCATTTGGGCCGACAAGACCGTGCAGGCTCGGAATCGCAGCATTGTTTTGCGCGCGCCTGACGGAAGGTCGTGGGCAGAAATAGCTGAGGCTCATGGAATAAGCTCAGCCATCTTCAATAACCGCATGCGCTCCGGCGGCTGGGAGCCAGAGGTTGCAGCAACATGGCCGCTTGGCAAGCGCCGCAGCACACGGCAGCGCACCGAGCTTGGGCAGTGGGCTCCAGGCCCAAGAAACTGGAGGCGTTAAGCGTCACTTTGGCTGCACCCCGGCCTTGAGCGCGGTCCAGAACGCGGCAATCGATGCCCCCATGCCAACCACATACCCGATGGGTTTTGCCGCCTTGCCAATCCAAGTCAGCACCTTCATGGCGCCCTTCCAGCTCTCGAACACATCCAGCATTTCCGCTGTGTTGGCCTCGATGCGTTTGGTAGCGTTGGTGTTCTCGGCAAGCTCTACCCGGAACTGCGCTTGCTCCAGCTTGATCGCGGTTACTTCATCGGTGAGGGAGTCCATGCGCTTGTCTCCTTCTGCCAGTTCGTCGTGGATTTGCTGCAGGTTTTCATCGTTCATCAGGCCCTCCCAGGCAAAACAGACCAAGTAACCGGCGCCCGCAGGTCTGCGCCTGGAATCGGGAACCACAGTTGCGCACCATCCGACTCGCGCCAGAGGTTGCTGATTTCGTAACCGATACGGACCACGACAGGGATAAACAGGAGCTTGTCCTGCGCGATGACCTGCCATGCGTCGCCGCAGCGGTAGACGGTGACGCCACCACCGCGCCAGACATGCACGCCGCTGGACAGATCCACAGGAACGCCCAAGCGCCAGGCGCGGTACTCGCCCGCGTTGCGCCTGTACCAGGCCTTGCGGCTCTCCGGGCTGCGCGGGTGCGTTCCTGGCAGCCAGTAGTTAGCCGCCACGGCCTGAGCGTCTGCGGGGTCCAGCCACTGGCCCGGCGCGGGGCGCCCGCCCTCGGGCGTCTCTACCCATGGCACGTTGTCGCCGTGCGCGGTGATGTTGACCATGGGCGCAATGTCCCAATCGGCCATGTCGGGGCGCACGTCCACCAAGCGCTCGCCCCCCCACGGGAGTAGCTTGCTAATCTTTCCGGCGCGAAAGATCCTTACTTTTATCTTGTGCCAGAGCAGGCCAGAACTTCGCCGCTCTGCCTCATCCAGACAGGCGATTGCCTGCGGGTGCAGGTGATCCGGCACGCCTGCGGCCTGTAGGTGTTTCAAGAGGTTCATCTGATAATGCAGCCTTTGCGGGCGTAAAAAAGCCCGCTAGGAGCGGGCATGGAGTTCACTGACTACCTTTGGATCAAGGTCGCCGTTTTTGCGGCCTTGGCCTTTATTGGCGGGCTGTTTGGCTGGTTGAAATAGCAATCGGCAGCGTGGTCAACAGACCTTGGCCGATCTGTCGCGCCTGCGGGCTTGCAGACAACAAGCCTGGCATCTGACCAGCACCACCAGAAGCGTTTGATAGCAACCCAGCACGGTACGCGGCCTCGCCCATCAGGCGCGGGCTTGTCAGCGGCGCTAGCGCTAGGGTTGCGGGGTTGAGGTAGGCGCCGAGACCTAAACCGCCTGCCTGAATGGCTCCACTCATGCCGCGCGGCGTCCATGTGTTGAGAGCTTGGCCCGCAATAGCTGGCGTCAATTGCACGCCGCCCTTTTCTTCCAATTGCTGGGCCAGAGACAGTCGGTTGCCATAGTTGGATTGCGCGTTGTTACGCATCAGGCTTTGCAGCTTGCGGATCGCCGTATCACTGCTGGCGCGCTCCCCAAGTGATAGCGCCTTTTCGGTCTCTTTCAGGACTTCTGTGGCCTTGGAGTAGTCGCCCATCACCTTGCTGTAAACGGGCGCCTGAGCGGTGATTTCGCCTTTGACGGCGTTGTACACAGAATCAGCCGCGCGCCTGGCAGGTGAGCCAAACTGAGTTGCGTCGCGAATGTCGCCAATGGCTCGTTTGAGCGCGTCCAAGCCTTCGGGCGTGTGATATTCGGCGGGATTGAGTTGCTTCCACTGCCCAACGGTTTGCGCAAGTTCGTCAACGATGCCCGCAGCGTTTTTGTTGGTCTGGATGCCTTTGTAGCTGCCGATCTCCTGCACCTTGCGCATAGCACTGTCGATAGGGGCGAAGTCAAGCACCGTCTTGTCGGCTGAAATATCCAGCATGCCATTGCGGTACTGGGCGCCACGGTCTGTGCGCATCTTTTCCAAACCCGCTTTGGCCGCGTCTACGACCTCATCAAAAGACGCGTCACCGCGCATGTTGCGCAGAAAATCAACCGAGCCGTTTTGGCCCGCTTTATAGGCTGCGCTGAGGGTTTCGGGGCTGGTGCCAGTCATGGCCCCAATCAAACGCTTCCCAACGGCGGCAGTTCCCTTGCCCGCGTACTGCGCGCCCTTCACGGCAACAGGCAAAGCAGCGCCAGCCAGCGCGCCTTCTGCGGTCATTTCCGGGTTAATCAGGGCGGCAGTCGCAGCGCCGTTAGCTGCGCCGCCAGCAGCACGCAGAGCAAGATTTGCGGCGTAGTTTCCAGTGCTTGCGGGGCCGAGGGTCAACCCTCCAGACTGCACCATGGGCGCAAACTTCGCCAAGGCCGGTACGGCAGATAGCCCCTTGCCCAAAACACCGCCAACCCCGGCAGTCCCCGCTACTTCGCCCGCAAGTTGACCGCCTTTGTAGAGCATGGACTCTGGTTGTGCTCCCATCTCCTGCAGGCCGCTATCCATTGCAGAGCGCAGAGCTTGGCCGCGTGGAGCGTCTTGCAATCCTTGCGTGACCTGTGGCCGCATGTTCTGCGGAATGGCTTGCTGCACCGGGTCTGCCAGCTTGCTGCGGATCTGATCCACGATGGTCGCGCCGATAGACCCGGCGCCGCGCACAGCACCGGCCAAAAGGTTGCCGACGCCTTGGGCCACACCAGACGACTGCGCGGGCGCATCATCAAGCAGGACATAGCCCTTTTGTGCGGGGGCCTTTACCGGTGCGCTGGCTGGCTCGTCGTCCAGCAGTACATAACCTGCCATGGCTACTCCTTCACCCACTTGCCGCCAGCGCTGCGGTAGATCGTTCCATCCGGTGCGCGCATGCGCTTGCCGTCGTACTCCGTGGCCTTGGGCAACATGGAAAACTCACGCTGGGCTGGCTGGGCGGCTTTTGGTTGCTCTGCAGGAGCGCCGCCGTTGAGCTCGGCATACTTCTGCTGCAGGCGTTTCACCTCTTCGGCGGCGGCTTTGCGCGTGCCAATCGGTAGATTGCGGTCGCCAATACGCCCCGCCATGGTCTGGTAGTTCTGCACGTCGATGTTCGACTGCGGGCCTTCCATCCGGGGCACGTTGGACACCAGCCAGCCCGACAACGCTTCCAGTTGCGCGGCAGTCTCGCCGCTCTTGGTGGACATGCCAAACGCACCCATGCCCTTGTCTGCCAAGTTGCCGACTACGCTTGATGTCGGGCCTTGCTGCAGAAGTTCCAAAGCACGATCGACACCGGTGGTCAGCTTGCTGGCGAGCTTGTTTTCCGACTGTTTGCCGGTGTCCCGCACCACATCGGCCTTCGCCGTGTCCACAGCCTTCGCCCGCGCTGCTTCGTTTGCTGCAGTTTCCATAGCACTAGGACCGGCTGCGAAGTTGCCAGATTGAGCGACTTGCCCAGCGCCAAGGCGCTGCATTTCGCGCATGATGGCGGGGCGGTCTGGGTGGTTTGGTGGAAGGCGGTTTAGCTCCGCTTGCATGATCTGCAATTGCTCAGGCGCAGCAGCGGCGGCAGAGCCACCTGCGTACCCGGCGCCGGAATACTGCGGTTGAGCGGAAGCGCCGCGCAGAGCTGTGGCCTGGGGGATGAATTCCTCGCGCTGCGTTTGTGGATTGAACACCTTGATCGGCGTGTTGGCCGACTGAATCCCCGCCTGAATGCCCTGGTAGGTGCCGTAGGTCTCCGGCGCGCCTTGAGGGGCGGAAATCACCGGCTGACCATCTGGGCCGATGCGTACTTGCGTGGCCTTGCCGTCGTTGCTGATGTTCAGTTGCGGCAGATAACCGGCATTCAGGCGGTTTTTGTCGTAGGCGTACCCGTTGGTCACCTGCATGTCAGGTGTGCCGCGCTTGGCGATCATCTCAGCGATGCCCTTGCCGCCGTTCTTGATGAAGTCCACCATCAGAGCATCGCGCGGGATGCCATACGCGCGCGACCATTCATCGAACTTGTCACCGGATGGCACAGACTGCGATGCGGGGCCACCTGCAGACGGCTGGGCAGGCATCATCCCAGGGCCTTGCGTCGTGGGCGGAGGATTGCCAATGCCAAAGAACGCGTTTTCGCGCGCTTGTTGGGCCATGGCGTTCTGCATCTGCATTTCACGCTGCTTGTTCTGCGTGGCGTTCTCGTCAATCTGAGACTGCAGGTACTTTTGCTGCAGCGCCTGCTGCTTGGCTTGATCCTGCTGCGCCATCACATCCGCCAACCCCCGCATACGCGGAGAACCAGCGGCCAGCAGTTGCATACCCAGGCGCGCGCCGGGATCGTTGAACAGGTCGCCCAGCAGCCCGCCCGCTGGCTGTGCGGCGCCGAAGTCGAATAGTCCTGCCATGTCTTACGCTCCTTCGCCTCGGAAGCCTTCACCGGACTGTTGACGGCGGCGGCGTTCTTCTTCTGCGATCTGTTCTGGGGTCTTGTCCACCGGCTTTTCAGCTACTGGGGTCGTAGGAATGCCGTTGGTCGCGGTAAATGGGTTGAGCTGCATGAAGTCCAACAGGCCGTAATTGCCCTGCGCAGAGGGCTGGAATGGGCCTTGCGGAATGCTTGCCAGCAGGCCTTGAGGGATGGACCCCTGATAGGACATGTTCCCGCCTTGCATCGCCCCGGCCATGGACTGATTGGGGTTGATGGCGGACGTACCTGCTTGGCCCATCGCAGCCATTAGCCCGCCCCCCTGCCCGCCTTGCTGCATGGGCTTGGTGGAGTACACACCGTCACTACCCTGCTGCATCATCATGGGCTGCTTGGTGTTCTGCATGGGCATCTGGCCTTGCATTGCCTCCATCTGCGACTGACGCGGACCACGTTGGTAGTTCGACTGCATCATGTCGTTGGAGAACTGCGCCAGGCCGGGCTGAATCTGGTTGCGGAACTGGTCCAGATCAGAAAACAGGTTCTGATACCCGGTGCGCTGCATCGGGTTGAACTGGTTTTGCTCGTAATACCGCTCCAGATTGCCGAGCTTGTCCAGCGAGTTGATAAGCCGAGGGGCTGCTGGCGCCCATGGGTCTTTGGAGGCGGTCTGCTGACCACCGCCGCCACCGTCAGACATGAGACCGCCGACGACGGCTCCGGCGATTGGTGCGAGTGCTGCTGGCATTTTTATAGCTCCTTGTCTGCGGTAACGCTGCGAATTCGGTAATCAGGGCGACGACGTGCGCACCCAGGGCGGCCCGAGAAATAGGACCGAACACACCCTATGGACTTGGCCCAGGCGTTGGCCTCATCGATCAGGCTTGGCTCGTACACGCCCGCGCTGAACTTGAGATCAATTGCCATGCCGTGTTTGGTTCGGACTACTTGCGAAATCAGCCAGTAGTCATTGAGGCGCCAGAGCTGGGCCTTGTCTTCTTTGCACAAGGCGATCCAGTCATCGACGTGTTGGTCGTCCGAGTAGTCGAACGCAGGCCGCAGCGCATCCGCCGCTTCTGCGGGGATGGTGGAGGGCGTGTAGTGCATTACAGGAAGCCGCCTAGATCCTGGTTGCCGTAGCCGTTTCCAGTGCCCCATCCTTGCGCATTTGCTCCGCCTGCGGCATTTGGAGATCCGCCCCACATAGAGCCCAGGCGGCTCCCCAACTGCGCCCCACCCAGCGCACCTAGCACCGGGTTGCCCTGCTGACTAGCAGAGCCGGTCGTGGTCCCGTAGCCCTGCCCAATGCTGTTGTACTGATTGGCGAAGTTCGACGCGTAGTTGAGGGGCGTGTTCTGGATGTTCGTGCCAGCGTTGATGCCGGTCTGGTTGTTCGCCATCCCCTGGTTGAACAGGTTCAGGCCGAAATTCGCACCGGCCAAGCGGTTGCCAAAGTTGTTCTGGGCGATCTGTGCGTCCAGGCCTGCATAGCCGAGGTCGCTGTTTCGCAAGCCCAGGTCGTAGCCGCGTTGAGCGTTGAAGTCCTGCAGGCCCAGGTTTGCCAAGCTGTTCGACAGGCCCTGGTTCATGTCGCGCATTGCGTTGGCTTCGATCACGCCCTGGCGAGAGCCGCCGTAGCCACCTGCAGCCATGGCCTGGCTGCCAATCTGCGGCATCACGTTGCGATTGAAATTGGACGTGACTTGATCCGTGATGCTTTGCATCATGGGCAGCAAGTAGGGGTTTTGGGCGCCGTAGCCAGTGCCGGAAGTCCCGCCACCGCCGCCATAACCACCGCCACTTGTCCCCGTTGCGCGGAATGGCGCTGGTGCCGCAGACGCAGCAGAAGCGCCGCCGTCGTACTGCACGCCTGTGCCGTTGCTGGTCAGTGCGTTCGCCGTGTATGCAGCGGATTGCGGGGTGTGGTTGAAGTTGTCGGCAAACGCTTGGTTCGCCCCATTGGCTTGGTCTTGCGTGTCGTACCACATGCCGAAGCGGTCTTGATAGCCCATGATTTACTCCTATCCCAAGAAGCGCCAAGCTCCGGCGCGGTATCCATAAAAGCCACCACCAGAGCCGGGGTTCCAGTTCGTTCCATCGGCCATCACGACCAGGCCATCCCGAGGCTTTGCAGGGGCTACGGCCAGTGGGGCGAGTTGCACGGTGTCTGTCGTTGTCGAGCGCGCGATGTTTCGCAACTCCTCCAACAAAAAACCCGGCAACAAGGCCGGGTCTGATGGGGGTTGGCGTGGGATGTAAGCCATCTAAAAGCCTCCCAACAACTTGTAGTTCACGCCGTAAGAGACGATCTTTGGCACTTGATTGCCAACAGTGGTGAAGCGGACTCCCATGAAGCGGCCCGCTTTGGATTCCACGTTGACTTCGACCTTTCCAGACAGGTGCGTGTATAGGGCTGGCGCGCTCCAGGTCACGGCGTCCTCAGACTGCATGGCCGATCCGACTTGCACCTGAATCTGCGTGCCTGCTGGGGCGTTCACTCGGAGTCGCACTCCTAGAATCACCTTCACTCGGTCGGGTTCATCCATGGTCCAGCCGGTGCGCTCTGCGACGGCAGTGAAAGGGGTGCCGTTGAACGTGGCTGCAGAGTCCATCGCGGCGATCAGCGGGCCGGTGGTGCAAACCAGCAGGCGTGATTGATTGCGCGAGAACTCGTTTTCGTCCCAGGCCGTTACGTCATCGTCCCAGGCGTCGTTATCACTGTCCCAGGTCTGCGTGGCGGAGTATTCAATCTGCCCTGTTGCTCCATAGGTGACGTTTGGCAGGTCACGAACAGACCATGTGTCCTCTACCCAATTCCACACGCAGGCCCGGTCACAAGCGGACGAACCGAGGGAAGGAAAGCACACCAGAACCTCATTGGTCGCGGGGTTCGTGGTCACAAAGGCCATATCACCGTTGGTGCTGTCGATCTGAGAGAACAGCCACCGACGCAAGCGGGCGTTGATAATCGATTTAGGGCCCTGTCCTGCGTGCAGGATCACGTCACCAGGGGTCAGGACGACATGGCCGAGAGGAGTGTTGGCAATACAACCCCGAGCCAATGCGCCTACATCCCCTGGCAGGCGTTGGAAGCGGAAAACGCTGTTATCCCCACTGGGCACCATCGACCACATCGACTGTTGCTTGTAGATGATGTTCGCGTCACCCAAGGTAAGCTGGTCCACCATCTCCGAAGGCTCTTCGGCAAGGTCCAATTCGCCAGCGTTCTTGGTCGGATCGTTCTGGTCCCACGACGCCGGGACAGAGCCCGGAACTGCCAAGTCAGACCACTTGACCATGTGCGGGTACTGCACTGGGCTGGTGCCTACACCCTTCGTAATGCCGAGAGCTACGGCCACATTCTTGTAAGGCCGGATAGAGCGCGCGCGGTAGCCTGTTTGCCAGCCGGTGAGCGGTTGCAGAACCCCAGAACCACCCCAGTACCACGGCGCATCAACGCCGTTGTTCATCAGCAGAACACCGTTCAGCACGCCACCGGTGTAGCGGTCTGTCGCCGTCCCTGTCGGTGCCGATGTGGGCGTAATGTCTGAACGGCTGGTTCCATCATCGGCAAAGACTTTGGCAGTCCCGGCGTGAATCCACCAGCGTTTACCGCCCTGGTTGTACGACTGCAGCCAGTACGGGGTGACAGAGGGCGTGGTGTAGATCTGTTTGTGGCCGAGGATCTTCTCCATCGCGCCTTCACGGAACCGCACGTTGCGTACATCGGAGAGTGCGCTGACCGGCAATTCCTCCGGAGGCTGGTCATAGATGACGCCGACCGACCCCAGTTTGGGGACTTGGACGATTGGCACTATGGGCCCTCTTGCGGGTCTTCTGGGGTGTAAGTCGGGTCGTACCAGGTGTCATCCGGGTTACGAATCCAACCTGTCCACACTGGCAGGAAATACCCAGGAGCAGCGACCAGTTCGGAGATCCACTGAATACGCTGGTTCGTGAACCACATATCCCAGTTGGCCTGGAAGAACGCGTAGTCGGCCTCATCGACCGCCATAGAGTTCAGCACCACATCGTTTGGGCCGGATGTGTCAATTTGGGCGCAAGCAAGTACAGCCATGATTTACTCCCACCACCAAATGCGGATGTAGCCAGCAGCACCAGCGCCACCAGCCAAAGCTGCACCACCGTTACCACCACCACCACCACCACCACCGCCGCTGTTCGCCGTGGCGGCGGTGCCTGCTGCAGAAGAACCGCCCGCGCCGCCGCCGCTACCTCCGGGACCGCCAGCGCTTTGGCTACCACCACCACCGCCGCCGCCGTACCCATTGACGCCTGAGCCGCCATTGCCGCCGTATGAAGGGCCGGAGCCAACAGTCATACCTTGACCGCCGCCGCCACCGAGCGTGCCGTTACCACCGGATACGAGCGAGCTAACGGTTGTGCCGTTGGGAGCGAAAGAAAAGAATCCAGGTGCACTCGCACCGCCACCGCCGCCGCCAGACCCGCCGCTGGATGAACCACCGCCGCCAGATGCGCCAGCGCGACCAACGCCCCCACTAACACCGCCGCCACCGCCACCGGCAATAGACTTCAAAGCGCCGATGGACGACGCGCCACCATCTGTACCGGCAGTTGTTGTGGTGCCAGCAGTACCAGCGCTACCTACGGTGCAAAACTGGGTTGAGGTAATGGTGAGCGGTCCGTACCACACCCCACCACCACCTCCACCGCCACCGCCACCGGTTGATGTACCGCTGCCACCACCGCCGCCACCACCGCCAACGATCAATGCCATGCACTGACCCCCATTGGCGATCAGCGTTGCAGATGGGACAAAACTACCCGACGAGGTGAATTCCTGGAACTTCAGCTTTCCACCACCACCGCCGCCGCCAAAATAATCGCTAAAGAAACTCATGCGGCCTCCATAAATCCGTCAGTAGCGTTTGCAAAGACGCAAACAGCGCAGTCGTTTTGTGTGAGCAACGACATAGACCCGGGCGAGCGCCCTTTGAGCTTGTTGGTGCTCCAATCCACGGTTGCAGAGGTCACGCCGCGAGACATGCCAAATCCCAATGGGTCGCCTTGGACAAATGTGGTGGGGACGTTCAGAGTCGCGCCAGACACGATGAAGATGTAGAAATTGCCCGGTGCGGCTGTGACGGGCGTCGTGTTGGTGATCGGCACCATGGTCAGCACTGGAAACGCCCAAAATGCCGCGCTTCCGTTGGTGGTGACGGACTTTCCCGCATTGCCCGACTGCCCAGGCAGAGCGGCTGCAAACGCAGTGCTTGCCACGAATGCGGTCGATGCTGCTTTGTTGGTGGCGTCGCCTGCTGTAGCTGTTGGAACGGTGATGGCAGAGCCTGTGAAATCGTGCGCCCCGGTCCATGCCTGCCCAGCAATCGCCCCTTTGCCGTTCAGTTGGGTCTGTATGGCCGATGACACACCGGACAGGGCGAGGATTTCCGCCTGCGTAACGGTGCCGATGGACGTTGCAGTGGGAAGAACGACAGTGCCGGTGAATGTCGGGCTTGCGAGAGGCGCCTTGGCGTTCAGTTGAACCTGAACGTTCGACGTAACGCCACTCAGGTAGTTGATTTCGACGTGGGTCGCAGTGACAGCCCCGGTGACGCCCGGGAAGCTGTTCAAAATCCCAGTCTTGAGGTTTCGGACGTGGTTATCCCCGTTCGACTTCGGATCACTGCCCAGCGGCCATAGCGGGTTCAGGTCGCTGATGTAGGTTACGGTTTCGAGTCCCATTAGATGAGCCTCCGTGCGTCTTGCATGATTCGGAGCTGCGCCCCGGAGTGTTTGTTGCCGTCGTCCTGTGCCTGGAGGCTGTTCATCACCGAGGCGAAACGAGACAGCTCGCGGGCTGTCAGGTCGGGGTCCACGGTGTAGTAGCCCACCTCGACCAACATGGCGGAGATGTAGACCGACGATGCGTAGTTGGTCAGCCAGTTGGTGTCGGTGTCGTTCACCAGGGCCGGGAACTTGGCGTAATAGGTGATTTCCACGTCCTGCGAGAACGATGGGGAGAACACCAGCGAGTTGCCACGCAGCGAGAAGAACGATGGAGAACCAGAAGCCAGCTCCTGCTCGCCCATGTTTTCCAGTGGCTTGAAGTCCAGCGGCTTTTTGTACGTGGGCGACATGACCACGCTGACGCGCTTCATTTCGAGGAAATCAGCGGGCAGGGTCGATGACGCAGGGTTAACCACGGTCATCATGGACGACAGCCGCAGTGGGGGAACGTCACCCTCCGAGGCCCCGGCATAGATGCGCTGCTCTGCCAGCTCAAGGAAAGTCGGCATGAGCGCTTCAAGGTTGTCACGGTGCGAATAAGCCGCCACCGCGTCCTTGATCTGCCGCCAGGTCATCGCCATGGTCAGAAGTCCTCAAGCGGCGTGATGTTGACCTTGCCGACCGCAGTACCTTGGATGTGCGCTATGTGCGTGTGTCCACCAACGGCCAGGATCACGCTGTCTGCAGGCTGCACAAGCAGGCTGTTTGCTGTTGCCGCTACAGATGCACTGCCCATCTGCACATAGCTTTCCGTCGTGGCAGCGATGCGCACGTACAGGGGTTTGGTGCCTGCGGAGTTGACCGGAACAGGGACCGCAGCCGACGCAGCGCCGGTGGTGACAGTCGTGCCGTTCGCGGCGATGGTAATGACGTCTTCGCGTTTCATACTTTGCCCTTCCAAATGCGGAGGTCGGCGTAATCGGGGTCATTCAGAAATCGCCTGCGGACTTCTGGATCGGTCATCCACTGATGCAGCGTGATGCCCTTGACGTTGCAGTAGTGCTCAATCACCACTGGAGGAATGGAGGCCACTACGCGGGCATCTGGGCGCCCGGTGAAACCTTCGTTGGACAGGGCCTTGTTCCTGTCCACAATCGCGCCAACGTTCTGCGCGCGAGTAATGACGAGCTTGTCGCCCTCTTCTTTGTAGAAGGTCTGTACGGTCATAGAAAAAGCCCCCCAAGGTTTCCCCTGGAGGGCTATTCAGTGGCTGGCGATTACTGGATATCGCGGGTGCAGGCCATGCCGCGTTCTTCACGGACTTCCAGCGCGTATTCGCTTTCGATCATGAAGTTGCGGGCCGAGCCGATGCGGGCCAGTTCCTGGTCTTCCATGTCACGCAGGACGGCCAGGGCGCACAGATCGGGGTCGATGTAGTACGCCTCGCGGGTGCGCTGCATCACACGGTTGGGGACAATGTCCAGATCGCCGAAGTCGGTCTTGATCACGTCCCAGGCGGTGTTGAGCTGCTTGGTTTCACCCTTGTTGAACTTCGTACCTGCACCAGTGAAGGTGGCGGAGATGTTCTGCTTGATGGAGGGATGGACCATCAGCATGGAGATATTGCCGCCGTTGGTGTAGGCCGACAGGGCAGCAGCGCGCATCAGGGCTTCGGTGAAGGTCCGCAGCGTGCCGTCAGTTGGGGCGGTGTTGGTGCCGAAGTTGGGGTTTGCACCACCAGCACCGAACGAACCACCAGTGACCAGCCAACCGCGCAGACCGCGAGTCTGGCGGGTTGCGCCAGTGGTCAGCGTGGGGTTTTCGATCAGCGCCAGTTCCATGTCTTTGCGCAGTTCCTTGCCCTGCTTGATGGTCTGGTAGCGGATTTCCGACTTGCGGCCCGCCTTGGACACACGCTCTTGCGTGTCGGTGATCGAGAACGTCTTGCGCGAAATCTGCGTCTGGTTGGACAGGCGCTGAGTCGGCGTGATGGCGGTGTAGGTAGCGTCCGCACCTTCTGCCACGGCGTTGTTTGCTGGGGTTGCCAACACGTCACGCTGCCATTCGTGGGTCACGGCGGTGGCCTTGACCTTGTCGATGGCCGAGATCAGCGGCGTGTCAGTGGGGGCGGTGTTGTAGATGATGTCGACGAGGTCTTCACGGTTACCAATGGCCGTGGTCGTACCGAAGCTATTTGCTGGCATGTTGATTACTCCTGCGATTGAGCGAGGTAACGGGCCACATCACGCATGGATCGGCCCGACTTCATGAACTGGGACTTGGCTTGCGCCGCTTTCGCGCTGCGCCCGCCGTCTTGGGTTGCGGTGCCTGGCTTCTGCGTCTTGGGAGGGACGTTTGCCAGCTTCTCGCGCACGGTTCCAGCGGCTTGCTGGCGTCCGTGAAACTTCTCCAGGTCGCGCAACATCAGCAGGACGCGGTGGTCTGTGACGGTGCCAAGCTCCTGCCCGGTCATGCCGTACTTCTGGAGAACTCCAGACAGTCGCTGCGAAAGCTGTGCACGCTTTGCAGGGTCGGCAAACTCAGGGAGGGCCTTTGCGGCCTTTTCATACTCAGCGGCCAGTTGCTGTTGCGCTTGTTGCTGCGCAATGGCTTGCTGGTGCGCGCTGAGCTGCTGACCGTGGCCCATCAACTGCTGGAACTGCTGCACCCGTTGGGCGTGCAATTCCCGCTCGATCAGGTAGCGCTGCGGGTCAGTCTGCGCAATCTCCAATGAGGGCGGTTCACCAATCGACTGCTGGTAGAACTGGGCCAACACGGCTTGCGTCTGTTGGAGTTGCTGCGAGAGTTGCGCGGTCTGCTGATAGGCAGCGTGAACCTGCTGGCGCTCTGCGGCCACTTCTTGGGTTTTGCGGGTGTAGTCCGCTCGGAAGTCGCTTTCGAGCTTTTTGACCGCTTCCACAAGAGCCCGAGGCGTTCCTTTCGGAATCTCGATCTCCTTACCGTCAAGGTTGACGATGGTGCGTTCTTCTGGCTCGTTTTGATCTTCGTCGTCGGTCGCTACTTCGTCCGATGCGTCATGGTCCGCTTCCGGCTCATCCGGCTCGGGATCAGGCTCTGGCGCATCGGTGGCTGGCGTTTCGCGCGCCTCACTGTGCTCCATGCTCGCGGCTCGTGCCGCTTTCTCTTCTGCCTTGGCTTCTGCCCGCGCCGCGTCTCGGCGGTCGAGTTCTGCCACTGCGTCAGAGACTGAATCAAACGTGCTCGGTGCCTCTACAGCACTGCTGTTTTCTTCACTCATTACTACCCTTTGGGGTCGTCTCTCGACGATGCCATTGCACCAATGAAAAAGCCGCCCGGAGGCGGCTCTATCGGCTGGGTGCGGTTCAGCCGGTAAGCGTTGTCAATAAACGCGTGTCGGCCCGATTAGCTCGGGCCAGTCATCAATCCAGATATCCACCCAAACCCCCTGATTCCGCATGTATTCGGCCTTGGCAACGCCGTCAGTTGCGTACACGGGAATTGGCAGCTCAATCAGCGCGGCCTTTGCTGGCGTGCGGAATGTGCAGCAGAGAACATCGTGTTTCTGCCTAAGCAACTCGATGACCTTGGCCCACGTCTCTGGGTCGCTGGTAATCGTGTCGTCGTAATCAATCGCAATCGTTGCCATAGTCAGGCAATCATGTGGCGCTTGCCGTCAGTGGTGACGACGCAATCCACATCGGAATGTGAGTGCACATGGCACCCGACACCCCAGAAACTCCACTCCTGGCCCTGGCCCTTGGTGTGAATCTGCGTCACGATCTGGCCGCGATTGCTCAGCGCTTCAGCCAGTTCAGCCAGCCGGGAGAACTCGACGACGCGATGGCTTCCTTGGTCAGCAGCTTCCCGCTGTCCACCATCGCCTCCACGTAGGTCTTGAACTTCTCCGCTGCGTGCACCATCAGGTACAGCTTTTCGCGGCCCTCCGCGTCTCGGGCTGGGGATTGCTCCCACGCTTTCATCAGGTCCGTTTTCCATGCGTCTAGTGCCTCTGCGAGCACCGGGTTGTCCTTCAACGCTTGCGCGTGTGCGGCCCGGTGGATTTGTTCAAGGTCGGTCATTGGTCATGCTCTGTTGCGCCCTACCCTGCTGGTTGATCAGCGCGACTTCGATCTTTGTGCGGTTGTCGGCGTCGGTCTTGTAGCGGTCCAGTTCCAACTGCTGCGCGGCCAACTGGGCTTCGTACTGCGCTTTCATCAACTCGCGCTCTGCGTCGCGTTGGTCGTTTGCCGCCTGCAGTTCCAACTGCATTTGCGTCTCGCGCTGCTTGGCTTGGGCCTGCAGGGATTCGCGCTGCATGGTCAACTGAGACTCAGCCTGGAACTTCTGCGCATCGGCCTGCAGCTCCATCTGCTTGATCATCACTTGCGGAGGCGGTGGCGGCTCCTTGGGTGGCTGAGCATCGGGGAAGTACTGCTCAGGTGTCGTAATCCCGGCGCCTTCTGCGAACTTCCGTGCAGCCAAGATAGCGGCTTGCGGAGGAATTGCACCACCTTGCACCAACGGGCCTTGCATCTGGAAGATTTGCGACATGACAGCGCTGAGCTTGTCCTTTGACCCTGTACCCAGGCCCACATTGATGTGAATGTGGTATCCATCCACCCACTCGCGGGGATCGATGGTCATCCATTGCTTGAACAATTCGACCTGCTCGGCTTTGTTCTGGTAGCGGCAGACGCACTTCATCATCTTTTCGAACAACTGGCGCACGGACTCAGCAGCCACGCGGGCCATGAGCTCCATTCGCTGGTCGGCCTTCTCGGTGATCAGCGAAACACCCGTTGCGGTGGGATTCAGCGCATCAGGCGACAGGCCTTGCGAGTAGCGCGTGAAGCCGGTGCGTTGTTCGCGCCACTGCTCACCCCACTCCACGAACTGCCAGGCGCTCTGATCCAGGCCACCTTGCGGGATGGGCTGCAGTGCGCCGATGCTCTTCATGCGGACCACGCCGCCCGGGCGGTTGTTCAGCAGGTCATCGAGGTTGACTTGCCCCTCGACAATCCCGGTCCGCTGGTTGACCGATAGATACACGTTATCGGCCACCGCACGCATCAGCGATGTGCGCAGGCGCTGAGGCTGCAAGGCCTGATCCGCTGGGCATTCACCGAAGAACACATGCGGCATCGGGTTAGGGCAGAAAAAGACAAATGGATGGTCGTCGACCTTCTCATCCTCTTTGATCGTCTGCCCGATCATGAACACCCGGCGCCATTCAGGAATGCCGTCGTTGTCCTGGTCCAGTTTGATATAGCACTCAGAGCACAGATAGCGCTCCAGCTCACCATCCGACTGGTCGAAGAACCACGGCGTTTGTGTGGCGGCACGCTCGATCTGCTCCATGTGCCAGCCATCCTCGGCGGCAACATTGGCAAGGTCGTAGCCATCGGCTTCCAACTCTGCGCGAGTCTTGTAGAACTGATGCGCAATGAATGTCAGCGGCTCGCCGTAACGCGAGCGAGGATGCACGCGCATTTCCTCGGGCGGGCAACCCATCACGCGGCAGCGGCCCTTCTTCTCCACGCGCTTGACGGTGATATCCCACACCTCCAGCGGCTGGCCTTCCACCATGATCTCGCGCGCTTCCTGGCTGACAGGCTCTACATCAGAGTCTTTCAGCAGCTCCTCGACCTGTTCAGGCAACAGGCCCTGGTAGCTTTCCTCGGCGTCCTCTTCGTACTCTTCCCAGAAGACCTTGCCAAAGCCGACCTTCTGAATCAGGCCATCCAGAAACCACTGGTGCAGGAAGTTGAACCCTCGATTGCGCTTCCAGAATAGAAGTTTGAGGTATTCCCCGGCAATCTTGGCATCCTGCACGTACTCAGGGCTTGATGGCTCGCACTCCATGGCGTCCTGAGACTGCACAAACGGGCGCAGGAGCGATGGAAGCATCCAGTTGACCGTATCGGCAACGTCAGACGAAACGATGCTGGAGCGGTCTGGAATGTCGGGGGCGGCAAGTTCGCCCGTTGCTTCGGCCTTGTAGTACTGGAGATTGCGCAGACGGATGCGGCTGATCTCCGTTCCGGGCGCACCCAGTGACTGCCGCAGCTCCTTTTCCAGGATGGCGGTGAGTTCTGGTTTGCTGTATTTCATGTATGGGTCGCTTCTCAGCGATGCCTATGGGTTATGCGTAGCTCAGCTTTTGATAGCGGATCGCTCCGCCCCATTCGTCGTTGCTCAACTGGTCAGCCACCAAAGCCAGATAGCGGAATGCATCCGCTCCGTGGCTATATGCGTCGTGCAGTGGCTGTCCTGGCTCTCGGGTCTGTTGGTTGATGTGCCTGCGATAGCGCTTCAAGCACTCCACCAGGCGCCCGGTCTTGTCTTTGTCGAAGTAGATGCGCGGGAACACCTCTCGCGCAGCCTTGATGCCGGATTCAATGTCCATCCGTGGGATGCCAGGGTTCTGTGTGTCCCCAGGCACTGACAGGCCCATCGCGGCTAGGATCTCCTGCGCGCTCTTGCCAGTCTTGAAGTCCTTCGTGTACCCATCGTGCGGCAGGTACTGATTGCCCCAATTGAGGCCCTTCGCCTTCAAGTCCTGGGCGTAGTCGCTCAGAGTGCGGTGCGAGTCCTCGATGTAGTCAATCACCCGGATCTCTGACGCCGACCGCTGGACAAGGATGATCGACATGCTGTCGTTCCAGCCCAAGTCCCACACACCGTGCACTTTCAGCAGGGGGTCGTATGGCACCTCACGAATGCGGCCCTTGCTCTCAGCTCCAGCCACTTCATCGAAGTAGATGGCACCCTCGACCGCTGGCATACAGCGGCCCTCCCAGATGTGCCCGTATTCCTCGGGCTTCATCGTGTTCTCTGCGTGGACGCGCTCAGCCTCCAGCACATCCGGGAACCACGGGTTGTCCGCGTAGTTCATCAAGATCGAGATGCAATCAGGCGGCGGGCTCTTGACGAACCGCACATAGGTTTCGTCTGTGTCCAACTGCGGGTTGAACGTCACCCAAATCTCTGACCCTGGCTTGCGGATCGTGGGCAGCAGGACATTCCATGAGGTCTTGCTCACCGCGTGGGCTTCTTCAACCCACACCCTATCCACACCCTCATAGGACTTGATCGAGTCCACAGTGTGGCTCTGCAAGCCTGCAAATGTGAACTCGGTCCCGTTCTTTCCCCGGATGACTGTCTGCTGCACCTCGTAGAAGCGGGACAGGCCCATGGCTTCTATCTGGTCGCTCAACAGTTTGTGCACCGAGTCGGCCAGTGACTTTTGCACCTCGCGGGTACACAGCACGCGCAGGGGCTTTTGCACACCCTCAAGAAGTAGCGCTCTGGCAAACCCCCAAGACTTCCCCGAACCGCGCCCACCATAGGCGCACTTGTACCGGGCTGGCTTAAACAGGAAGGCCAGTTTGTCCGGGAACTCGACGTTCATGGCTTGACGAAGCGCACCTCAATCGAGCCGTTCACATTGGCGCTCACATCCGCCTCAACCTGCACCGGCATCACTTTCCCGATCAAACCCAAGAATGCCGCCTTGCTGCGAGGATCGCGGGCGCAATCAACCAAGTAATCCACGCCGCCAGCCTCATCCAAGGCTTTGGCAATCATTTCGCGGATCAACCCGGTGTTCTTGTTCGGGATGCCCTTGCGACTTCCGCCCTTGGGCTGTGGTCGCTTGGCAGTTTTCGGCAGTTTGCCGGTGTTTTCTGTGTTCATTGCTCGGATTCCTTACGGCTCGTCCGAAGTGAAATAAAAGCGCAAAATGCGCCTATGCATATCTATTCCAGCGACTTCGGCGCCATCTCAGCACCCGGCCGGACATCGCGCCGCTTGCGCAAGTTGAATACGCGCAAACTGAAGAAGTGGTTCAAAGCCCGCTTGGCTGCAGTGTTTAACCCATAAGCGCCCATCGGTCTAGCTCATGCCTGGGCGTTGCCGTTCGCATCCTCCCCCTGTCGTATGGGCATACGAGAAAGAACCGGCTGGTTTACCCGCCAGCCGCCACACAGGGTTTATGGTGTTCTCGGGTCCGAATAATTGCTGTCTCTCCAGCTGTCACCGCCTCACCAACCCCAGCACTGGGGACTAAGGGCCGTGTAACACACGGTTTTACAGCCACGGTTAGCGCAGGAAGGGTGCGGGGCTCGAAGCCGTGGCGCTATATGGCCAGGATGGTGATGGATCGGCCCCGCATAACGATGTGCTGGTGGGCCGCTACGTGCTGCTTAGGCCGCGCTCTACTGAAAGGTTCTTCGGCGGCTACCACTTACATGCTCAGTTTCAACCAGCGCAAAAGCAAAACCCCGCTAGGCGCGAACCTGCGGGGTTGGAAATTTTGGACGCGGTTACCCGCTCCAAGGAATATAGTAATCGAAATTTAGTCGGTGTCAAGCACTTCTTCAACGTCGCCGCAAATTTTGTTCACATCGCCACGACTCATCCAATTTTGCGCATTGGTCATTGTGACTCGGGCCTCTCTATGCCTGTAAGTTCTGCCGCGCGAAGTGCGCTTGACCAGCTTTGCGACAGCCGCCTCCTGTTTATTCTCTTTGTTGGTGGCTATTCGTACATTTCCAACCGCGTAAGCGCCTTCATCCCTGGTTCGGCACATGCACATCTGATGAGAGGCCTGGCCACGGTTGTGCCAATGCGGCTCCCATAAATTCCACCACTCTTCAAAGGTCAAAAGAAACTCGATGCCGCGCTGCTTCGCACTGTTGCGCTGGGCGTTGTACTTGGATTTGGCTGCTTTGTAGATATCCATTACATGATCCCCGCGCTAAGTAGTTTCCCTATGAGCATCGCCTTTGCATCCCCGAGGATCTGGGCGCGCTCCATTGGGTCTTTGGGCAACCGAGGCGACAGCCACACTGCCCGCCCGGTGTAGCAGTTCCTTGCGTGGATGTAGATGGCTGACCGGTGGGGGTCTTGCATCTCGCCCACATGGAAATCGAGGGCCTTCATCTGCGTTTGCTCCACGGCTGCATCAGTCACTTCGTCGGCGCTGGTGAAGCTGTGGGAGCTTTTGGCATTGCGAAACATGGGGTCAGCTCCACAGGTGGGGACAGGGATGTATCCCTTGGCCCAGTGGTGCCAGCGCGAGAGGAGATCGTCCAGACGGTCGTGGAAGTCATCGCGGATCATTGCGGACCTCCAGCATCTCCATCGCTGGTGTTGTCCAGCCATTGCACAAGCCCTCTTGATTGCCGATGGCGTTTTGGCGGACCTTCCATGATTGCCTTGATGCAGATTAGCGCCTCTAGGTACAGGACGAGGCTTCGCTCCACTGGATCACTTGATGCAATCTGCAGCCCGGTCTCTAGATTCAGCCTTTCTCTGCAAGCGTCTATCGTCGGGAGAGCCATCAACTCCGCATGAAGCTTAGGCATGTTTTCCCGGATGAACAGCCCGAGAGGCGAGCCAGCTAGGCTATATGGTTTCATTGCTGCGCTCCTTGCCAAAAGATGTTGTGAAGGACTGGGCGGACCCGGATTGCCCGCTGCACTACTTCCTCGCTCTGCCCGTAAGCTGCTGGTGCAAGGCGAAAGAATTGCTTTCCATCAGCCTCTTGTTGAGTGACGCAACCCAGCTTGCACAGGGATAAAAGCACCCGGTACGCAGTCGTGTAGCCAAGATCCGTTTTCATGCTGACCTCCTGATAGCTCATGGCACCAGCCTCCTGTAGTGCGCTCAATACCTTGGTTTGCCTGGGTGTCATGCCATCAGCCCCGCAAATGGATTGCGAATGTCGCGCCAGGCATCACCGCGTTTAATGCGGTTGATGAGGCTCTTGTTCACCGAATAGCGGTCGGCCAGGACACTGCTAGGCTCGTGGCTCATGCGGATCTCGCGGGCCTTTTCAATGTCCAGCTTGGCACGCAGTTCTCGGGCGCTGTCTGTCAGCTTGCGGATGCGCTCCGGTGCGTTGTAGTCAATTCCTTTAGCCATCACGATTGCGTGCTGCTTCTGGCTCCGGATGGCGATGTGGTCAGGGTGTACACACAGAGGATTGCCACATCGAGGCGCGGCATAGCTACCTTGCGGGACCTCCACACCACGGAATGACAGCAGCAGGCGGCGCACCATGACTACCCTCCCTTCATGGCAGACAGCAGGAGTGCCGTTGGCTAAGTAGCCTTGCCATTCCATGCACTCGCCAACCTCCACCGCGCGGGACAGGATGGAGCGCTCCGTATGCACCATGGGGCGGGTGTTGCGCTTTCTTGGGGTCTGGGGCTTGGTCATGCCACCTCCAGAATGCAGCCGCCTTTGGTGACGGTGTTGGGGCCGCGCTGGCGGATGATCCGAGCCACGTTTGCATCAGTGTGGGCACATGCGGCCTTGAAGTCCTTGTGCGTAATCTCGCGCAGCAAATCCCCGTACACCTGGGCCACTTCGCGGATGGTCGCCAGTTCGTCAGCCTTGAACGCCTTTGCGCCGGTCTTTTGCTGGCGATCCAGCGCAGAGACAAACGCGGCCTGCGCCTGGTTAATAAACCCGCCGTCGCTTACCTTCTTGATGTGCAACATGGATTCGATGCGGTTCAGGGCGAAGAACAGTGGGTTCCAGTCCTCCAATGGGTTCCAGTGACCTTGCGCCAGTTGCTCGGTGGCGGTGATGACTGGGGCCATCTGTTCGTTCCACTCAGCCACAGTGAGCTTGGATGCTTGGAACTGGGCATGTTCGATTGGGTTGACCAGAGCCCAGTGGGTACGTTGGCACTTCTTCTTCATTTCTGCATCTCCTTGAGCTTCTTCTTGTAGGTGTCCCGGATGGCTATCAGCTCTTCTCGGGTCCATTTGTGGGGGGTGTTGTCTGCTTCCAGCGCGCTAACGGCTGATAACCCGATTCGCGCCACCAGCCCGATTCGGTAATCCACGGCCCGACCTGCGCCCCATCTGTTGCATTGCTTTCGCTGGGCGTGTGCGTTGTTTTCGTGGAAACGCAGATGTGAAGCGCTCCCTGTTGATCGGTAATGACCACAGTCATAGGCTCCGCCCACGTCGCCGTCACCGAGTGGCTTTCCGCAGCAGATGCAGGGCTGGTCACGATCACGCGCACGGATATAGGCGTTGAACTCACGTTGAGCCTCCTTGATAAGGTCGGGAATGGTCTTGATGGCTTCTTTTCGGTTGCGGACCTTGGCGCGCTCCGCCACCTTTTCCTGGCGCACTTTCTTGAGGGCGCACGTAGGTCGGCAAACCTGCTGCCCCATGCGCTCGGGAACAAACAGGCGCTCACAGACTGCGCAGGGCTTGGCCTTTGGGTTCTTATAGGTCAGCATCAGTGCTCCTGCAGGTCGTAGAAGGTCACGCCAAGCTGGGTCGCCGCATATGCCTCAACCTTGTCCGAGAACTCGCAAAACTGCGCCGTATCCAACCCAGTGCTGCTCATGCCCTGAACTGAACCATCCGGCAGTTCCACCACGCCGATGAACATGCGCTTGAACTGCTCATGCCAGATTTCGGCTGGGTACAGCTTTCCGTTTGGCGCGGCCTGCTCTGCAATCTGTTTCAACACCCCGTTGCCCCAGTAGCGGCGGTTTTGCTTGCTGGTGCGCTTGCGGCGGGTGATGGTCAACACCCAGCGGTGGCCGCCCTGCAGCACTTGGGCCAGGAACGGGAACACCTGGGCCTTGATAGCCGCCCACGCCTGCTGCCGGTTGTGCAGTTCGACAGTGAGGGTTTCAGCCATGTCTCCGCCCCTCCTGCGCGTCAATCTCAGCAATCGCGCGCTTGCAGTAGATCGCTGCATCCAGCAGTTCTTCGTATTGGTGCGAAAGCCACTCGCGCAGAGAAAGCCGGTTCTCTGCAACCGTAGTGCCGTACTTGTTGATTCCCATCTGCTGGCGGCGGGCAATGTCTGCGCAGACTTCGGCTTCTATGCCTTCGGGGAGAAAGACGCCAATGGTCATTGCGCCACCCCCAGCAGCCAGGCCATCAACACTGCAGCAACGAGGTAGGCCCAGCCCGCGCCCTCGCACATGCCGCGAAAGAACTTGAACTCGGGCGTTATATGACTGCTACACGCAAGCAACAGACAGCCATAAAGATAGCTGCCCCACACAAGCGTCAGGTAAAGCGATGGACTCATACGCCCTCCTTCTGGCCCCGGGCTCGGATGGCGTCGGCCATGGCGATGATTTCGTCTTGGGTCATTCCGCCTCCCTGACGTACTTCACGACGCGGGTGAAGCGCCAGTGTTTGCGTGCGTCAATCTGGTTCTGCCTTGCGCCAGCTCTGGTTTCGCAGATATCCCGGGTCATCCATTCCGCCCAGTCGTCCTCGCGCACCTCAACAATCCACAGCATTGCTTTTTTCATCACTTTTCCCCTTCTTGTTGAGCCACTGAACCCTCACAGCCGCCACATCCGGTGCAACTGCTTGGTGTTTTCCACATGAGTGCTGTGGTCCGTAAAAGACGTAGCGCGGCCCCTTGAGGCAGATCGCCATTCGGTGCTTGGCCATCTGGCCGGATTGCTTGGGTGACCAGTGGAGACAGGTGGCGCATGTCATGCATTGATGGCCTCCGAGAACAGGTCGCCAGTGATCCACAGGGCGAACAGGATTTGCGACTCGGGGACGGAGCCGCCAGCGCGGACAAGATCGAGGAGGTGATTGGCTTGGGCGCGGGTCATGCAGCGGACTCCTTGCGAGCCTGGGCGCGATAGCTCTCGCCCTCAAAAGTGACGATGCGGGCGGTTTCCGTCAGCCGGTCATAGATTCGCTCGCCAAGAACCTCGCGCAACCCTGCTGGATCTTCCGGTTTCTCGCGCTTGAGCTTGAGATTTGCCAGCAGGATGGTGGGCATCATGTCGCGGTAGCGGCGGTCCATCACATCGAACAGGATGTTCTGTTCGCTGTCGGTTCCGTACTGGACGCCGATCTCGTCAATGACCAGCAGCGGAACGCTGAAAAGAATCGACAGGACTTGGCTCTCGGTCTTTTCCGAGTTGGGGCGCCATGTCGCGCGCACCGCACGAATCACCCCCGAGCAAGTCGTGTAGAGGCCGCAGTACTCTGGCAGGATGGCTTGCAGGATTGCCGCGGCAAGGTGGCTCTTGCCGGTGCCAGGGGCGCCCAAAAGGATCAGGGAATCACCGCGCTTGGCCTTTTGTGCAAAGTTCTCGGCGTAGTCCGTCGCCACGGCCAGAGCGCGTTTTTGCTCTGGCGTCACCGCGTTGTAGGTCTGCAGCGTGCGGCCAATGAACCGGCGCGGTATAGCGGCATCCTCAAGCAAAGCCTCCAGCCGTTGGCGGGCAGCATTTGCCGCCTTCTCGGCCTCGGCTTGGCGCTCACCAGCTAAGCGGGCTTCTTCGCAGTCAGGGCAAGGTGTCCAAACCTCGCGGTTCATGCGCCCGATCTTGTAGCGCACGCCGGTCGATGTGTAGGCGCCGTGGGTCGCGCATTCCTTGCCAACTTCGCCCAAGGAATCCTTGGATGTGTCCAGCAATTGCCCAATGCTCTGGGCGGCGTTTTCAGGCGAATGTTCCATCTGCGTTCACTCCTGCGGAATAGTTCATGGATGACAGGCCGCTGTGGCGTGTCGGGGTTGGTGGTGTGGTGGGGCGACCTGTGGCGGATCGGTCAACCAGCCAGTCAGCACGGAGCGACTGCCAGCCCCGTTCGCAGCAAATCGTCACGGCCTCTTCAATCGTTTTCCCGGCCTTCTCCGCCTCGCGGATCAGTCCGTTGATCGCGGTGGTTGTCAGCGGTCCAGCCTTCTTCGCTTTCCGCACGGCCATGTAGTCCGAAAACAGTTGGTCAGAAACTCCGGGGATGGACGCGCACGCGTTCTTTTCCTTATTCCTTCCTTGTTCTTTTCCTTGTTCCTTCCTTATTCCATCCCCCGTTTTTGGGGGAGTTACATGGGAAAAACGGGGGAGTTCCACCGGAAAAACGGGGGAGTTATCGGGAAAAACGGGGGAGTTAGGTTCGGGTGCAATTGCCCCGTTTTTGGGGGTCTTTGCGGAAATTTGGGGGAGTTGTTCTGGCTCATTAACTCCCCCGTTTTTGGTGGTGTTAAGGCGGTAAACAATCACCTGCCCGGTCATGCCGCGACGGGTTCCGGTGTCCACAATCCAGCCAGCCTCGCGCAGCCGCACAACGCTGGTTTCGATGGTCTTTACGTCCTGACCTGTGATCTCGGCCAAATGCTTGGCAGACGGCCAGCAAACCATGTCGCCGGATTCGGCATTCACGCAGTGAGCCATCGCCACCAAGACGAACTTGGTAGAAGATTTGCCAACCTGCTGCGCCATTGCCCAGCTAACCGCTTCGTAGCTCATTCGTTGGCGGTCCCGCGCTGCTAAGCAGCCACCTTTGCGCTAACCCGATTGCTCCGGTCGTTGCGCGCGTGATTGAGAGCTACCAGGGCGGCACGCTCTACGGGGTCTTGGGGCTTTGTGGGGACTGAGCCACGGCGGAAGTGCGGTGGCTGGTTCAGGGGCTTGCGGGGGTTCCAGAGGCTCATGCTGCTGCCTTGGTTGCTTGCATCTCCTCCAGCACGGTCAGCTTCGCTTTCCCGGCTAGCCACTGCGAGATCAGCGTGTTGCCCACAAATGCCTCGAATGCCGGGATGTGCTCCGCTGGCAGGCTTCGGCGTGTGGGCTTGTCGTCCGCTGACAGGTAGTCCGAAACGTGGGGCGCGTACAGACCGGCCTCCGCTGCGAGCTGGCGCTGTGTGGCGTAGTGAACCCTGCGCAGCCGCCACGCAAGCCTGACGGCCTCGCGGTATGTCGATGCCCAGGTGACCATTTGATAAGGGACCGCTGCGGGCGCATCCAAGCGCCCCATGAGGGGGAGTGCAAGTTGTTCCATCGCTGCCTCGATAGGAATAAATCAACGAATTACCGGTTGAGTTACCGGTTGCGGAGGGGCAAAAATTTGTTTCATGCAGGACACGAAACACATCGCCTTTTTGATGCACCCGACCACCACAACCAGCGCCAGCGGAGGCAGCCGGTTGGCGCAAGGCCATGGCGGGGGATGCATCAAAAAAGCCCCTGCCGAGGCAGGAGCAAGCCGTTGTGGAACGGCACTGGAGGGATTGGGTTGCCATGGCTCAGGCCGCTTGGGTGGGCTTGGCTTTGCGGGCGGGCTTGGCCAGCTCGGGCCAGATCAGGTGCCAGTCGTCGGGGCGCAGGTCTCGGCGGGTGACTCCCAGCTCTGTTTCGACGGCTGCGCAGTGCTCCACGGGGACACCGCGATCCATCCAGTTGCTGAGCCTCTGAGGGGAAACCCCCAAAAGATCGGCCGAGACCTTCAGTCCACGGGACTCGACAGCTTGCTGAAGTGTTTTCATGGGCGACATTTTCACATGATGTGAATATCAATGTCAACAGCCCGTGAAGCGATGGACTCACATTTTGTTTATTCTTCGGCGATGACAAGACCGATAGACACAGCGCTAAAACTGGCGAAGGCAAAGGGCCTCACACAAACCGCCTTTGCCGCCCTGCTGGATGCCACGTCGGCCGATATTTCCAATTGGAAAAAGCGAGGGATGCCCGCAGAACGACACCTTGATGCGGCGACGGCGCTGGGCGTGACGGTCGATGCGCTACTTGCTGGAAGCGTCGCCAACACAGAGCCAGGCCCGGACCTGCGCGGCAAGGTGCCGCTGATTTCCTGGGTGCAGGCTGGAGAGTGGTGCCACGCGGCAGACCCGCACTTACCTGGTCAGGCCGACAGGTGGATGGACTGCCCAGTGACTCACAGCGGAAGCACATTTGCGCTCAGGGTTCGCGGCGACTCCATGACCGCGCCCAGCGGCAACAGCCGGACCTACCCCGAAGGCTGCTATATCTTTGTTGACCCGGAGCGCAAAAACCCGGTGAATGGTGATCGCGTGGTTGCCTGTCTCGATGGCACCGACGAAGTGACGTTCAAGGTGTACAAGAACGAGGACGGCCGCCAGTGGCTTCAGCCGCTGAACCCGTCACATGAGCCAATCCGGGAGAAGTTCCACATCCTGGGCACGGTGCTGGGCAAGTGGGAGGATGGGTGATGTTTGATGCGCAACAGGTAGCAGGAGCTCTTGGCAGCCTCAAGGCGGCAGCTGATATTGCAAAGGCAGTCATGGGGGCAAAAGTTGACTTCGCTGTCAAAGAGCAGGTGATGTCAATTCAACAGTCTCTTTTAGAGGCCCAGCAAGCCATGCTTGCGATGCAAGAGGCGATGGCGGACGCCAACAAGCGCGCACGCCAAGCCGAAGACGCATTGGTGGCAGCCAATGATTGGGCGAAGGAGAAAGAGCGCTACAAGCTTTTTTCCCCATACGCCGGAGCGGTCGTGTACGCGATGAAAGAAAGCGAAGCGCACGGAGAGGTGCCTCATTACATCTGCACAAACTGCTATGAGCAGCGCCGCAAGTCGATCCTGAGCTACGGCAAGCTTGCCGACGGTTTTTTTGCCCTGCGCTGCAGTGTTTGCAAGCGAGAAGCGCCGAGCAATTTCAAAAACGCAGGTACGGCAAAGTACGCCCCAGACTGATCTCTGCAAAAACCCAAAAAGCCCGCCCTGAGCGGGTTTTTTTTCGCCTGTCGCTTGTGGCATGTGGTGCTCCTGTTGTGCGCCGGGGTGGCGCTGGAGGCGAGTTTACGGCGGCTCGTGAAAATTTCACACAAAAACTTCACAACCCGTTGACAACAACATTCACATATTGTGTAATTCACCCATCGCAGCAAAACGCAGCGGTCGGGTGAAGCGGCATCGAACGATCACCGGCAGGTTCCTTAAAAACCATTCATGAGCAATAGCCGCCCGCAGTGATCAACAGCGCGTGGCGCGGGAAACCGTCTCCAGCCCCCAAAGTGGGTAAACGGAGTAAGCGAAGGCGCCGCGAGGTGCCGACGACGCGGCAGAGCACTCCGCGTGAGACC